ACTTGAACCCAGGTACCATTGAGTCCATAACTACTGGCGGTGGCCTTGTAGAATAAACGCAGATCATTGGGTGTGGTGCCATCGTTATCAACAGCTACAATAGCATATTGACCAGCTGAACCAACATAGTTGTAAGGTGTTGGTACATTGTATGCATAATTAGAATCATCAAATACCTGATTTTTGTCAGTAATAACCAGTGGAGTTACATTAGTGAATGTAGAAGTAGTAGCATTTAGTTCGTAAATACCCCATTGTGTAGTAGCGGTATTAAGCCAATATGTGCCATCAGCAGCAACTGAACTTGGGCGTACACTAGTACCTGCCAACTGATTTAGGTCAATGTCAGCACGAATAGCATACAACTGATTGCTTAGACCCAGGGCACTATAGGATGCCATTAGCCCGTATTCATTGATTTCTGATCCGTTTACCGGAGTACCAATTGAACTCAATTGGAATGAGGGTGTACCCATTGCTGTCACAAGTTCGCGCTGACTTGTAAATGATTGTAGAAGTCCGGCATTGGCCTTGCTGGTACCGGTCGCTGGATTACCGTTGTAGGTTTTATCCTGAGCTGTCGCTAATAAAACTAGTGGTATTGAACCCACGTTTGCATTAACGTATTGACTTTGATCGCTTATGGAGACTGAAACTCCTGGGGAAACTAGTGCCATGGTTATAATCCTTTATAGTACATGTTAAAGTTATTTATTCGAAAGGTGGTAATTTTGGTGAGTTACCCGGTGCCTTTCAAAGGTTTGCTATATAAATACCATATGCTCAAACGTGATTTATGTCCAAAATGCAACAAAAACCTGGTGGCTGTAAATTATATCAGCGGCGGAGTCCGGCATTACCGAAATAAGTGTGCCAGTTGTATAAGAAAAGACAACAAGATAAAAGAACCTGTGCCGCTCTGGGCTCGAACAGGATACAGGAAAAAAGAACGCTGTGAGGTCTGCGGCTTCAAGGCCAAGACTCTGCGTCAAATGTTTGTGTACTACATTGATGGAAATTTAAAAAACAACAATTGGCCCAATTTAAAAACTATCTGTGCCAATTGTCAAATTGAACTGGCTGGATCCAGGGTCAGTTGGAAACCAGCTCCGCTTGTACCAGATTTTTAATTTGGTCGTACAGATTGTCAAGAGTGCCGTTGTTATCAATTACCGCATCAAACTCTGTGCCAATCCAGGCCGTTTCGCTGGCATGTATTTTAAAATCTGCTAGGCGTTGTTGAGCCATGACATCACCGCTATTGGCCCGTTTGGCTGTGCTGTACCATACCGGTTCATCGCCGCGTTTGACCCAGACCACTCGCCCACCGGCCTGTTTTATTGCTTTGATCTCGTTAGGGAAGCGGCAATCGCTGACAACAATGTTGTCGTGGCTTGATCGCAGTTTATTTTCCAGACTGGCAATCCAAATATCATCGTGAAAACTTTTACGACATACTTCTGTGCCCCAGAGCTGTAGCACCAACCTGGGAGTCAGTCCAGGCATGTTCAAGCGTTCTGCCCACCAGGGGTCTACCTGTTCGCGCCAGGCACGAGCTTCTTTGGTACGACCTTCCAGCAGTTCTCTATCCCACCCAAACACAGAAGCAACCGCATCCTTGAGTGTGGCAGCAAACGAGTCGCGTCTAAATTCATGAAAGTTTACTAAAAAGTCAGCAATAGTGTCTTTGCCTGACCCAATAAAACCGCATACGCCAATTATCATAAAAAATGCCCTCAGTAGTAAGGGCATTATTACATATTCGTTGTAGTTTGTCAACTAGCCCATTAACCAAGTTAAGGGCTGACTTCCATCTACATACAGCTTAAGTTCTTCTTCTAATTTTTCCATTTCGGCCTGGGCTTCTGCTTTTAGTGTGGTACCGTTTAAGGTAGTGCCGCCCTGTGGGCCAGCAATCTGGCTAAACTTTTCACGTGCTTCACCCAGGATACGCTTGCAGAAACTATATGCATACTCTTGCACCCAGGGAAATGCATAGGTGTCGTTAAAGATCATTTGATCTGGCTTTTGGTTGAATACCCATAACAGAACAGATTCCTGTTGTGATATGTCTGGGTTTGCACCTTGCCAAGGCATCTTACGAACCACAATTAATTTTTTAGTCACAGGATTAAATGTAAAGTTCATAAAACCACCAAACATTTTCATAGCTAACTTTTGATAGTCAACAAACAATTCATAGTTGGTCAGGCCGCCAACACGACCCGCTACCAGCATGTAGGTGTTCAAGTAACCTGAACTGAATGGTTCAAACTGACTGGCAGTTGTACCTGTTACACTTCCAATGCCGCGGCGGAAAATCTGGCGTACCTGCATGATTTCTTTGGGCAGGATATATTCCTGTGTTTCAGGCAACAAGGTAAGACTTACATAACTTTCTTCTGTGGAATTTTGGGCACGTTGACGATACTTGATCAGGGCCTGTGTAATGCCCATTTCATAGTGTTCTTTATCTAGTTCAACATCAACAATACCATCAGCTAGTCGCATACGGATGTAGTCGGTAATGGCACCACGCAGACTATCAGTGGTATTGCCATAGGTCCAGTTGGGGTCTTGTACACCAGGAAAACTTACATTGGGATTGCCGTCAAACGCAATGTGTGCGCCGGACTGACTGCCAGTATTGGCATCAAACAGGCTAGCTGCATTGACGTTATTTAAACTATTGTAGCCTGTTTCGGCAGTGACATTACCAGTAAAAGGTGTGACCATTATGTATTGCTCCGTTATTCAGTATTTATTACTGAACGCGGAGTAGTATGGTTTCTGCATTTATGCGGCCGTTGAGTCTGGTTTCTGTGGCCTTGATATCTTCTAAGAATCTGCGTAATTGTATCTTGGTAGCCCGGGCAAACTCCTTGAGCTTTTCATCGGGTTTGCGGAGTGTTTTTGACGTGGATTTTGCCTCGTCATAGCCGATAATACCGGTTCCTTTGACGTTCAAGGGGCCCTTCAGGCTGTCAGCTACATACTTACCTAACTTGCGGGTTTTAGTGTTGTATACCCACAACTCTTGGGCGCCAATGATATCTGCTGGGGGAACACTTACCAAACGAAGTGTTTTGTCTTCTTTGGCAAATTTAAGTTTGGACACTACCTTTTCTTTGCTTACTGACTTAGGAGCACGAATTTTTTTCGTGGCCTTTTTCAATCCGCGATACTGAATAATGTCGTTTAGGATTTGATCAATAAAGGCCATGATACGTTTATAGTCAGCGGCCTTGTAGTGACTGTAGCCTTCTGTTAGCTGTTCATCTTCCTTGGCAAATGCCTGCGCCAGTTCGGCAAAGCGAGACTGATATACAGCTTCATATTTGGTCAGCTGACTCTGTGGAACATTGTTAGCCACAAGAAAATCATAAGGCTTAAAACTGTATTTAGGGTCACAAATAAATGCATCGTAGTGACCTTCAAGTTCGCCGATGGTTTCTGCTGTTTTTTCATTTAGTCTGTCCTGGATAGTTGGTACATAGGCCTTTGGTGTTTCATCAACAGCAACTACTACTTGTTCCTCATCACTTTTGGTAGCAATACTTTGAAGAATGTCAGCATCAATATATTCCAAGTGCCGTTCTTGCAAAGGCATACCTTGCCGATGGGCCATGATGAGCCCGCATGTGGTCATTGTTATAGTACGGTCTCCTGCTTTCTCAAACGCACGGATTTCGTCGGCATCAAAATCTTTGACCTGTTTCATCCACTCTACTATGTATTTTTTTAGATCTTTTTGTGTAAAAAAATAGTTATAGTAGTTCAAGCTCTTACGCATGTAGTGATCAAACTGCTCAAATGGCATTTCGCGAGCACGGTCGGTATCCCAAACCGGTTCTTGTCCAATATACTTTTCATCGCCAAACAAAGGATTTCGTGTTGCACGAATCTTTGCTTTTGTTGCTTTGCCGTTGATTTTGATATTAGCCATTGGTATTCCTTGTTGAAGATATGCTATTATACATTAATTATCGCCGGGTGTCAATAAGGTAGCAAAAGTAAGATATTGCTCCATTATGTCTAACCGAGTCAATAGATCCTGTTCCATTTCTTTGTATTTAATTGTGTGCTTGTTTATTCTACGGCATTCGACTAATTCTTTATCTAATTCATTCCATAACTCCCTGGCGGGACGCCATAGTCGGCGCATGTCCTCCCGCATGCCAGGCGGGATATCAATAATTTGGAAAAATACCGTGTCCAAACGCTGTTTCAGGGTAGAATCTGACTCCATGCTACATTATAGCATTTTGAGAATTCAGGGTCAACCATAGATAAATATGCTAATAAGGATATACTATGCCACGTTTAAGTCTCTGGAAAGACGGAAAACACTCAAACGATTATAAGTTTATGGATCGCCGTATTTCGGAGATGTTTACCATTGGTGGCACCGGTGTCTTACTCAACAAATATCTGGGCACCAATCCACAGGGCCTGTTTGTATCAACCAGCTCGGCACAGTCTGGGCCAGATATCACTCTTAATTTTAGCAACACCACAGGTATACAAACTGGAATGTTTGTGTACGGAGCTGGTATTCCTGCCGGTACAACGGTTACCAGTACAACCAGTACCAGCATCACACTCAGTCTATCGACCACTGTTGCAGTACCTACCGGTACCAGTATTGGCTTTAGTACCGATTCAACTAAACCTGCTTACACAAACCAAAGTGCATTGAATATTCAAGATCTGTTGTGGCAAGAAAACCGAGATCGCAAGTACGATCAAAATGTGTATACCATGCGTGGTATCTATCAACGTGCCGACCAGGACTTTGATCTAAGTCAGTTTGGCCTGTTCCTGCAGACCGGCACTATCTTCATGGTATTCCATCTACGTGACATGGTAGACATGATTGGACGCAAGTTGGTTGCAGGAGATGTGTTGGAACTACAACACTTGAAAGATTATGATGCGTTAAATACCGACTTGCCTGCGGCACTGAAACGTTACTATGTGGTAGGCGATGCAAGTTTTGCCGCGGAAGGTTTCAGTCCAACTTGGTGGCCGCACTTGTGGCGTGTTAAACTTAACCCATTGGTAGACAGTCAAGAGTACAAAGACATCTTAGACAACATTGCAGCCGGGCCAGGGACCACTACCCCAGTTGGTCAAATCCTAAGTACATACAATCAATATCTGGATATCAATCAAAGTATTATTGCACAGGCCGAGGTCGATGTTCCACTCAGTGGCTACGACACCGGAACATTTTATACTTTACCTACCACAGCAGATGGCACTGAACCAATTGGCAATGGTAATGTGGTTACTGCTGATTCTACCAGTGTCACTGCAGACCGTCTTGATCCTACCGCAGACAATGGCATAGCCAGTCCTATCAGCAAGGTTGAAGGTTACTTGACAGGAGATGGTCGAGCACCAAACGGTCTTGTGACCGGTGCTGGAATCAGTTTTCCAACCGACCCAAGTTCAGGAGATTATTTCCTACGTTTAGATTACTTGCCAAATCGTCTATTTAGATATGATGGATCATTCTGGCGTAAGATTGAAGACGCTGTACGCACCAACCTGACACCGGGTGCCGCAAATAATTCAACAGTTCGTGAGGGTTATGTAAATAATACAAACACCTACACCGATAGTCAAGGAACGGTTCACAACGAACGTCAGACCTTGAGTCAAGCCCTAACACCGAAAGCGGATAACTAATGCCAGCAGTTCAATTTGCCTATGATGCACAGATACGTAGATTTATTCTACAATTTATACGCATGGTTTCAAATTTTCAAGTGGAGTTTGGCCAAGACTCAGCTGGCAACAAGACCTTGCAAACTGTTCCGGTCTACTACGGAGACGTTAGTCGGCAGGCTGCCATGATCCTAAAAAACAACAGCGAAAACACTCTCAATGCTGTTCCTGCCATGGCCCTGTACATCAATCAATTTGCCTATGATCGTGACCGTGTGTTGAGCCCAAGTTTTGAAGGTGCCATACGAGTCAGAGAACAGGTCTACGACCAAGCTACACAAAGCTACACTGGCACACAGGATGGCCTTTATACCGTTGAACGCTTGATGCCAGCTCCGTATAAATTGGGCGTAAAATTGGATATCTGGACTAGTAACACTGAACAAAAACATCAACTGCTTGAACAGATTGTGCCCTTGTTTAATCCTGCGTTAGAAATACAAAATACCGACAACTATGTTGATTGGTCCAGTTTAAGTGCTGTATTTTTAACTGATGTGGTTTATAGCAGTAGAAGTGTGCCCATGGGCAGTGATGATTCTACCATTGATGTGGCTACCTTGACCTTTGAAATGCCCATCTGGATCAGCTTGCCAGCCAAGGTCAAGAAAATGGGTGTTATTGCAGAAATTATTGCCAGTATCTATAATCCTGCCAATGGCGAACTAAGTCCAGATGTGGTCTACACCTTGCAAGGCCTAATGAGTCAACAAAAGTTCACACCGTTGAATTACGAAGTTGTGTATCTAGGCAATGCATTGACCTTGTACCATGCTGGTGTCAATGATGCTAATGATAATATTACCGGTGCCAGGGCAAAATGGGACGGCCTAGTCAACTTGTACGGTACATTGACCAATGGCATCAGTCAAGTGCGATTGATGTTTGAACACACTGATGGTTATCACGAAATAGTTGGCACGGTTGCATACGATCCAACTGATAGTCACAATTTATTGTTTACTCCAATTTCAGAAACCTTACCAACCAATACCTTGCCAGCGGTTACTGCTATCATTGATCCATACAATGTTGTGGTAAACAGCAGTATATTAAATCCCGCAACAGGCACTCGGTACCTGATATTGAATCCCATTGGCGACGCTGAATCAGCTCCTGCACCGGCCTGGGCTGGTAAACCTGGAACCAATTTGATTGCCAAGGCCAATGATATCATTGAATGGAATGGCTCCTACTGGACCGTGGCCTTTGATAGTTCAAATACTGCAATACAATATGTAACCAACATGAATACCAGTGTGCAGTACATGTGGACTGGTACTGCCTGGGTCAAGAGTTATGAAGGACTTTACCAGTCCGGTAACTGGAGTCTGGTGCTGTAATGAGCGACCACACCGAAGGCGTAGGTGCTCTTATCTATGCCAAATCAACTCATCGTTATTTGTTCTTGCTAAGAAATAAAAGCCGATACTCCGGCAGCTGGGGTATTGTGGGCGGCAAGATAGAATCTGATGAAACCGTTGTGCAGGCCCTAGTGCGCGAAATTCAAGAAGAAATTGGTGTCGACTATGCCAATGGTAAATTTATTCCCTTAGAAACATTTACCGCAGACAATCGTAAATTTGTGTACTACACATTTTTGATCAATGTGGAAGAAGAGTTTGTGCCAGTATTAAATAGCGAACATAGAGGTTACTGCTGGGTAGAACTGGATGATCACCCCAAGCCCTTGCATCCGGGCCTGTGGCGTAGTTTTAATTTTGATATTGTTAAAAAGAAAATCAAGACCTTAGAATCAATATTGAATTAACCAATATCAGCTTCTAATATAAAATCTCTAAAATCAATCTGTCTAAAGTTAGGCAAACGACCCCAGTCTAGAGGAATGTCGTATTCTTTTGTTGGCATTATGCGAACAAATTCCACGTCAGAATAAAGTTTCATAATTCCGGCCAGGCTCAATTCCCAGAAACGACCATTGTGACTATCATCGGAAGTTGGATATCCGGGTGTGTCCTTGTAGACGTTTTGCACAGGCTGGTGGCCGACACAATTATCATATCCTAACAGGAATACCTTTTGATGTCCATCAAAGCAGGCCATGTATGCGGCAATAGCACCAGAATCAAGATAAGGATTCTGTGGTATCAGATAAAACTTTCCTGGATATTTTATAATCGAGTCGGCATTGGTGTACACAATGTTATCGGCCGCATAACCAGAGTTGGCAATTTCTTCAATGATTTCATCGCCGGTGGCAACTAAAAAATCTGGTGTAAAATCTCTGTACAATGCATTGCATCCGTATGATTGCAATTTGTTTGACCCATAAAGACCACCTTTGTGATTTCCGATGTATGTCAAATCAACCGGCAAGCGAGATTCGCCGTTGCCAATCGCTATGGCCTGTGTGGTGGTGTAGGTACTGAAAACTGAATTGGCGATGTATTCAGTTTCTGGCGTCCAATCATTGCCTTGGTAAGTCAGGTTTGTGACCACGTGCTCACCAGCATAAGTAGCGCGATAAATTTGTTTTAAGTTTTGCATTGTAAGTACCTTTACCAATATTTATCGTAATTACACCGGAATGAGTGTTTTGACCAGTTTTACGTTGTTATTGGTGCTGACTCCTGTGCCCCAGACGGTAACCGTGCCTGCACTGATGTTGGCTGTGAACGTCATACGAGCACTGGCTCCTGAATAGACCAGGCCATAGCTTGATATAGTAGCAGTGGTACCATCTTGAACTAGGACCAAATCAGATGTTTGATATTGTGAGTTCACGGTGTCAGATACTGAAATGACATACTTGGCACTACGATAAGAAGTACTGCTAAAGCTGTCTAAGGCTACTGGGCTGGTTCCAACACTACTGGTAGTGGTGCTGTTGGTGGCCGCATTGATATTTCCAAAGGTAATTGTGCCATTGCCAGAGAAATAATATATGCTTGCAGCACCTAGTATGCCGCCGCTGTTGTATTGTACCTGTCCTGATAACCCGCCCGGCGCCGAACCACCACCACCACTACTGATCACGTTGTTGTTGGCAGCCCAGAACAGGCCAGTGGTAGTGTAAATTCCGCCACCGGTGGTTACGTTGGTGTTTACTATTAAATTACCAAATACTTGTGTGCCGGATTGAAGTTTTGCCATAGTCTAGTATTTATCGCTATAAGCCAATGGTAGGCAAACCGTATCTAGTGGCAAAATAGTTGTAGTTGTTTAGCTGTTCTGCGGCAGTCAATTGTCTGTTATAAAATGCCACTGCGGCAATGTTTCCTTGAAAATCGCGAAGATCTCCGCTGTAACCTTCTGTGCCCAAATAGTAAGCAAAGTTGCCGGCAAATGCACCTGTTGTGGTATTGGTTCTGCGTCCACCTAAAACGTTCCAGCCCGACGACAGATTAGCGGACCCTGTATAGGCCACACCGTTGATATAGTAAGTAGTTGTGCTGTTGGCCCAGCCATCATTGTTGTCTGGATTTATTAGTTGCCAAGGACCAGTGCCATTGGCATTTTGAAAACGTAAACTTTTGTCGTTGCTGGTAGCATCCGTACTAGAGGCTATTAATCCAACTAGTCCGCTTGATGTAGATAGAGTAAAGTCAGGTTGGAATACTATTGTAAAATCAATATAGTTTTGAGCCAAAGTTGAACTGATATAGTTTCCGCTACCAGCTGTGGCAAAACGCCAGTAACTGGATTCACTGTAGGTACCCCCACGAGTCCAAGTTACAGTACCATTCATTGTGGCCTTGTTGTTGGCCGCTAAATCAAACACCGGAACACTACTGCCTGAGGTTACACCGTTGCCGTTGAAACTGCTTAATTTTCCAGCATCTATGTAAGCAATCAATCCATTGGTTACTAGCATGCCAGTGACTTCATCAAAAGAATTTTGAACGTAAATTGTGCCAGACTGATCTTCACGTTTTGCAAATGATGCTAATGCCGCATTAGTTGATCCCGTAGAAACATATTTGCTTGCGTGAGAATTAAGCTCAAATTGAGCTCCCCAAATATAAATCCCCGATGTGCCGTCACCTGAATAAAGTCCGCCTTCTGTTTGATTGCCTGTAATGTATATAGAATTAAATAACCCGGTACAGGTTCTAGTTATCGAGCATCTATACCACCCATTACCAATATTGGATATAGATGCTGTTATCCCGCCGCTAGTGCCGCTAGTAGATCCTAAGGTCCCCGTGGATAAATTAAAGTAACTGCCATAACTTGCTCCATCATAAACCTGCAAATGCAACAATGTCCATTCAGCTGCTTTGGCATAGATTGAAAGGGTATAAGTATTACCAATCGTACCCGACACAATCTGTCTGGTTGCATGATACACCGAAGTTGTTCCAGATACTAATTTATAAGCGGTGGCCGTACTATCTGGGGCGGCAGTAGCACTAGTTGGTGTAATGGTGACATCATACAGGGTTGTACTCCAAACAGAGTTTGAAAAATTTTGAGAATATGTTAGTAAATTTGTAAACACCCCAGAGGTTGGATTATAAGTAACTTCGTCTAATAGTGCGGCATAAACAACATTACCACGTGTGCTGATAGTTGATTGCACAGTTTCATCAAAATAGCCGCTATAGCCATTGACTAGGAGATTACCAGTGTTGGTTAGTCTGGTAGTTACTATTCCCATGGCTTATCCAAAGATAGTGTCAAGACTATTAGTTGTACTATTAAATACCTGATAAACAGCACTAGCATTGTTTCCAGACCACATGAAGTCTACACGATTGTTGACAAATACGTTGCCTATTGTCAGGTTGCCATAGCTTTGTACCGCTATGTTAGAATTGGTAACACCGGTATTGGCAGTCAATGCTATGACCATGCTTTGCAAGGACTCTGACCAGTACAGGGCCACGTTTGATACCAGTCCGTTTGCTCGATTGAATACAAATCCAACATCAACGTTTGCTGTGGTAGCACCTTGATGCAGGACGGTGATAGGATCTAAGAATGCCTCAATGTTGGTATCCAGGTCCCAGATTTTTGGTCTAGTTAATGCCATATAGTTATATCCGTAGTGTTACACATATTTATCGCCAAACAAAAAGGGCGCTAAACGCCCTTTTGTTGAGTTGCAGTTGGGTTAGAAACGACCAACAACCACTTCAATTACACCTTTTGCACCGGTAAAATCTGCCAGTGCTTTACCAATAACAGCACCAACTGCAGGTGTATTATTGGTCTTGGCGTATCCAAATCCTGCTGATGTCATTAGGTCGCCTTTCTTGACTGGACCAATGACCATACATGGAACACGTCCTGTGAACGCTACAGGAACAACGTTTGTTCCCGATAATCCACCATTCATCAGGTGTCCTGGATTGGTAGATACTACACCTGCTACTGCTGTGGTATCTGCACCAGCCACCGTAACTTCAGCAGGGCCACCAAACATGACTACGGTACCGGGTTGATAAGTTTGATCAGCCAAATAGTTTTCTGCCAAGTCAGCATATAATGAGTGTACTGCTGTACCGTAGAAACCGTTCCACCAAGTTGTACCAGAACCTAGGCTGTAAGTCACGTTGGCGGTTGGCATTACATAACCAGTGACGTTGACGTTGGCACCAACGTTTATCTGTCCACTTACTGTTAAACCAGTTAGTGTACCAACACTGGTTAAACTACTAGCAGTAACACCACTAGCTAAAGTTGAACCAGTTAATGTACCAGCTGGTGCAACTACGGCTGCTGTTGTTGTACTTGCAACACGACCATATGCATCTGTAGTAATGACTGGGATTGCTGTGCTGGAGCCAACGCTAGTTGCGCCAGGACCTGTTGCAGTTAGATTAATTGCTCCAGCACTAATTGTTAAGTTGCCAGCACTAGTACTAGTTGATACTACACGAGTACCATTATCATACACAGATCCAGCATACACAGCACCCGAAATACCTGCACCACCTACCACAACTAGTGCACCT